TCTTTAAGAATAGTTTCTCTAACGACTTCTTCTTTGGTTTGATAGTCAGAGATAACAGCATCGTATCGTTCACGAAGTGCTTCTATCTTCTGCTCTGCTTTGATTTCTCGCTCGTCTGCTCGCTTTTGCAACTCACGGTTTTGTGTATACAAGAAAATACCAAACGCAACGTTGGCACCACCAGACATAATCAACTGCAACACTGAATCTTCCATATCTACATCCTATCACAAAAAATAGGGTGAGGACATATGCCCCCACCCATAAACAACTTACAACGAGAAATACATTACAGTAATTTGGTCGCCATTGTTTGGAGCAGAACCAAAGGTTACACGTAAAGCACCACCACTACCGCCAGTAGCTGACAATGTGTATTGGTCTTGTCCAGATGGAGAAGACTCAACAAGTCCCATTGCCAAACCGTTTCGGAATACAATAGCACCACCAAGCATGGTAGCATCAGCAGCAGCAGATGCATCAAATGTAGTAGCAGAACCATCGCCAGCAGACAATGTTTCGTATGATGCCATGAAGTTTAACTTGGCAGCAGTAACATTTGCATCAGCAATCTTTGCTGTAGTTACAGCATTGTTATCTAGGCGATCACTGTTAATAGCTGCATCAGCAATCTTTGCTGCTGTAACAGCATCATCAGCAATCTTGGCAGTTTCTACTGCTCCAGAAGCAATCTTTGCTGTGGTAACAGCATTTGATGCCAATTGGGTTGCACCGATTCCACCAGCAGCAACACTTAAACCACCAGCACCAAGAGCTAAAGTACCACCGTCAAGAGATACAATCAAAGAACCACCATCGTTCTCAACACCATTACCCAAAACAAGTTTGTCGGCAGGAATAGAACCAGCAAGTTTGGCAGCGGTTACGGATGAATCAGAAATCTTTGCTGTGGTAACAGCATTGTCAGCAAGCTTGTCAGCAGTTACTGAAGTTCCTGCAAGAGCAGCTGTTACAACGGCACCATCTGCAATCTTTGCTGAAGTAACAGCATCATCTGCAAGCATCAAAGTAGCAATGCCACCAGTATTAACTTTAAGCCCGTTAGAACCTGTAGCCAAACTAGAACCATCTAAGTTGATAGAAGCAGAAACAGCAGCAGAACCATTGTACGTACCACTAAGACTCAAACCACCTGTTGAAGATGCTGTCAATCCTTGCAAACTACCACCAAGAGCAATACCACTGATAGTGGAGTTGCTGAGCTTCGAGTTCGAAATGGACCCAGCCAACATGCCGTCTGTAATACCCAGAGCCTTGACACGTAAAGCATCCGATGAAACTTCGATAGATGAACCGTCTACCTCAACATCAAGACGGTCACCTGTCTTGCTCATTGCGGCTCCAGCTTCAATGGTCGAAACCCCAGTGTACTGGCTGAACGTTAAGTCATTCGTTCCAACAACATCGGCACCTTTGTTTGATGTACAAACAAAACCTTTGTCTCCATTTTCAGAACCTTGTTCGATGAACATTGAAGAACCAGCAGCATCAGTACCAGCTAACATGTCGTTTGCACGTTGCCACGTACTTGCAGCACAACGGTAGATACCATTTTCAGATGCAGTAGATTGGTTTTTAACAAGTACACGATCACCAGCAGAAATTGATACACCGTCAATCGTTTGTGTTCCACTCAATGTAATGTTTGCTGTCGTAGCAACCTTACATGAATCCTTAGGGTCAAGACCAGCAGCTACTGAGTCGACATAAGAACGGGTAGCAAGAGCGTTAGCATTGGTATCAGAACCTGTGTAACGAACCTGTCCTGAGAAAGAGAAGTTTGCTGTCCCATCCAGTTTGGATTGGTCAACTGCATTATTTTTAATTTGTTCCTTGGAAATTTGAACTGCCATTGTTGGCTCCTATCGAAGTATATATATTACGACCAAGGAGTCATTACTCGCTGGCGTAAATGAAGTTGTAAAATTAGTAACAGAAGACTCCCCAATGTCCGTGAACAGTTGAAGAAGTCCATTCCAATATACCTGTAATGAACCAGATTTGTAGTCACTGCTTACTGTGAAACTTTGGGTGGATCCGTCCGTCTGTGCCGAGATGTCCTCATACTCCAGATTGACTTCACCACCACCAGCCGGCTCAAATGGACTGGCAACGGGCATTATTCACTCCAAACAATCTGCGAGTAGTCAATCGTTATGTTTCCAGAACCATTTATTTTAAAGAACAAGTATACATCTGGATTGTCAAAATACGATTGAACTGGCAGCTTAAACTCATATGCAGCACTACCTGTTGTAGTTGTAGTTACACCTAATGCAATGGCACCTGCTGTATCTGGAAACCATACGTGGTCACCAGCAGCATCCCAAGTTCCTTTAAGGGTAAGACTGGTATTGCTACCACCCAGACCTGTACAACGCACTATGATTGATTCAATACGACCAAGGAACTTACCAGATGTGTCGATTTGTTCAGGGATTGATAATGTATGTTTATGAAATTTAGCAGCATCAAAATTTTGGTCTACCGATGCAACGTTTGTATCGTTAATACTTGGATGGTCTATATGTCTAATGTTCATTGTTCCTCCGATGGTTTATTTAAAAGTTCTTGATCACGATAAATAGCAGCTTCTGTCATGCCTTCCTCGCCGTTGATTATAGCACGTAGATAAGCTTCCCTGCGCTTTAAAGCTTCCAATTGTTGTTTGTCTTCTGTATCAACTTGTGAAAGAGTATATGCACCAGTAATCTGTCCTAGTATAAGTAGTCCACTAGAATCTCCACCAAGGGTACTTCCTTCTGGAGAAACGACTCTAGCTATAGACCTCAATCTACTAGTCATGCCTAATGTATTTAACACCGTGTATAATGAGCGATGATACAACTGATACTGTTGTTCTTCTGATAGTGGATAAACATAACCGTTGCGAACACCCTTTGAGCCTTTAGGACGTGCAGTAGGTACAATTCGTCCACCTGCCATACCTTCTAGTGCTGTTGCTATTTCTGATGGTGTTTTGTTACCAGCTAATTCCAAATAAAAGATTAACTCTGGCATGGCATTTGTAGGTGTGTATTTATCAATACTTTTTGGTTGTAACACTTCCTTTAAAAGAGGGTTTAAAAGTTGTATTGCAGGTTCAAATGTATTTAAATCCTTTGTTTCAACAAGGGGAAACAATGACATACCTGTGCCAACAAGCAAATTAACACTATCAACTATAGGATTGCTGTAAGCCATTGCAAAAGTGACTTTGTCACCATATACACCCGTTGGCATTTTTATACGGTTTTGCGCATACTCTGGATAATACATGTCATAAGGGAACTCCACACCACCATTTAAAGTTTGTAAAACTGTTTCAGTAGACTTTGTAAGGTCTACCGCTTTAGCCAGTTTTATTAACTTTGTTTTGTCATGCATTGCAAAAAACACTTCTTTTGCAGCTTGTGTTATAAATGATGAAAACACAAACACTGCATTCATCATACGCTGAACATCTTCTGGTATGTCAGAATAGTCAAACATTGAACGACGTGCTAGTTGCATAGCTTCATCAAATGACCTACCTTCCTGTAAAGCCTTAAGAGCAGCTGCACTTCTAAACACAAAGTCTTCTTTTGTCTGTGCTGCTAAAGCCAAAGTAGATGCGTCTCGCATTGTTTTCGTAATCTTTTGAAATCCGGGCTTATTGAATTGACCTTTATATCTGCTCTGAACTTCTTTCACAAACATATTCTCTTTGCCACCCTTAGATTGAATGTAAGAAAACTGGTTTCGAACTCCTACTTTTTGTATGCCCTCATATATATCAGCATTTGTATAGACCCTTCCATCTGGTGTGCGTACAGCTATTTTACCATAGCCTTCGCTTCCAATGTTACTGCCATACCTAACGACATCCCATCCCTTTGTGGCAAGTTCTGGTGTAAATATGACACCAGTAGTTTGATATATTATATTTGGACCAGACAGTATGTTACGCCCATGCGATGCTGGACTGTATCCTAGAATTGTAGTGTAAAAAGTTTGGTTAAATACGTCTATGATTTTGTTTACAATTGGTAGCAACTTACCGCCTTCAGCTCGCATTGCTTGTGCAATATTTTTTCGAACTTGTTGATTAGGCGTTTCTAGCAATTTTTTACGCATTGTTTCATAATCATCTGCGCCAAACAATGCTCTTGCCATACCTTCTTCACCACGAAACAAAGTATCAACCATATCTTCCAATGCTTCTAAGCTGCTTTCGCTCAAACTATAACTAATGTCATTGTTGCGCATAACAACTTCTGCTGCATCTTTTACAGCCTGCACTACTATGTCTAAATCTTCTACATCAACAATGTTTTCTTCTAATGCATCGATTATATCATCAAAAGAAGCATCGTATGTTTCGGTCATTCGTTTCATGTATTGAAGCTTTTCTAATGGTGTCTGTAACATCGACAGTTGTACTTCAATCATTTTAAGTTGATTCTCACCAATAGCTGAAGATAGTATATTATCTAATTCTTTTTCTTGTTCTTCTAACAAGTCTTGCTTTAACTTTTTTAATTGTTTATTACCCCTTTCTTTTAAAACCTTTAAATCACCTTCAAGTCTAGCTTGTAACTTTTCATCTAGTTTGTTTTTAAGATTTTGTACATCTTGATCAAACTTCTTTTCTATGTCTTTCCGTCTTTTACTTTTAGTGTAGCCAGGCCCAAGCTCTTTTTCTAATAAACCTTTACGCCTATTAAACTCCGCTCTTACTTCTCGAACCTGCTTCAGTGAATTAGCAGAACTTTTACCAAGACGGTTATGTAGTGCTTTTATTTGCTTATCTCTAATTTTACGCAAGTTTAAAAGTCGTTTGTTGGTCTTTTCTGCTTTAGAAAGATTGTCTATTGCCTCAGACTTTTCTGTTTCCAATTTATTTTCTTTTTCTAAAAACTCCTGATCTAACTCCTCTTTTACTGCGTCTCTTTTTTTCTTGTATTGTGCATTTAAAAACTGTCTGCGCTCAGAAAGTTCTCTTCTTACTTTTTGTCGCGAAACTCTTTTTGCATCTCTTAAATCTTTTTGTATTTTTACATCATACAATTTAGATTCTGCCTTAACTTCCCTGATTATAGCCTTGTCTAGTTTTTGCATATTTATTGCTGTCTCATAGCCTAAATACTTTTCTAAACGTTCTACAATATCAATCTGGCTTTGCAACTTAACTGATTCAGTTAACAGACTGTAGATTTCATCGTCTGTTTTTGGATAAAATAAAATGTTAATAGCATCCTTTACACTATTTTCGAACATTGATTGCGTAATATTGGCATCTGGTAAAACGTTTTTCACAGCTCCATCTGGAAACTCAAACTGCAACACGTCATTTAATGCTTTTGAACTTACACGATTGTTTTCAGCAACTAGATATGACGAAATCATAATAGTTGCGTGCATGTCATTCATAGACCTACTATTTATTGGTGGGACATTAGCACTGTTATAATTAGGGTTAACTATTTCTTTAGACAGAACCCTTGGTTTACCATTAGAATCTAGCAATACAACGCTTCTTGCCCTATCATAGGGCAGCTGTATAGCTTCGTTTATATTACGAACAACACCACTAAACAAACTCCATAGCTTAGATGGGTCAACCATTATTTGTTCAGAAATTTTGCGCAGTTCTTGTTGAATATACATCTGCCCATGACTGTTAAATATGCCTGTTTTATAAGCATTATTAGCACCACTAACTTTATCTTCTAAGCTATACTTTGACGGTACTTTTTCACTTTTTGCAACAAATAAGTTATCAAGCATCCAAGTTAAAGTTTGTTCTAGGTTTACTTGTTGTTGTATCATACCTTTTAAGTCTGATCTTTCACCAACTATCATGTACCCAAGAGCACTTACGCTATCGACTCCTGCTGTATCTGTTAGAAGTGGGTCGTATTTTGCTAATATGTTACCTTTGTTTTTCATTAAATTTTGATATAGCTCTTCTGCACGTATGTTTATTGTTCCACGCTCTGCATTCATCCTTTGCAAGAATCTTTGCTGTTGAGTAGGCAATAAAGCTTCACTTTGAACTATCGGGGTATTTAAATACCTGTCTAATGATTTTCTACTAATTATACCCTTATCACTAAAATACTTTGTAAGACGCTTGCCTAATACAGTAGTTGAAAGCTCTTTTACAAAATCTGATACATCAGCCACACTTCTATAAACTGTACCTTCTGCTTCTAATAATCTTGACCTTTGCTCAACACTTAATCTGTTTACATTTTCAATTGACAAAGTTTGTGGCTCAAGCTCTGCTACCTTATCAATTATTGCATGCCTTAATCTGTTGTAGTCTTGTTGAAATAACAGCTTGTCATCTTTTATGTTTTTTAAAACTTCTTGTTTATATGTAGCAGGCAAAGATATGTCATTTATTAAATCTTCAAGTGCTTTTATTTGTTTGTCTTTTAATGAAAACAACAAAAATGCAGGCTCAGCAGTAGTTGGAAGTTTATAAAACTCTTCATTAAATACATTAAAGCCCGGTGTTCTTGTATTTCTAGTTGCCAACTCCATATCGTCTGGCACTGATTTAATTATGTCGTTTAGAACCTCACCCATGTCGCTTTTTGCTGCTACAGCAAGCAACTTGTTTCTGAAGCTTTTATGTACCAATGTATTTGGTGTAACCCATTGTACTTTATCTAAGAACTTTGTGTCGGGTGCTAACTCAAACATCATGTTTCGCCCATATATTTTAGACAATGCTTTGCTAGCTTCAGTATGCCCTAAAGCCTTAACTTTATTTACGTCTGCCATATTGGCTTTTGGGTACATACGCTTTATTTGTGTTGGTGGTAACTGTGCATGTCCGATTTCCTGACGTACCGTTATTTGATGTAAAGCTCCCATTGTATCTTCATATTCGTCAAGCATTCTTTTGGTGACTGGGTTTGATTCAACCTGTCGATAAAAAGCATCAGGTCCACCTTTTGCTTCCATTTCAAGTACAACTTTATCATCAAACACTTCACTTATATTATCGCCATGCTTTTTCATATGGTTGTAATGCATGGTTCTACCTACATTATCACCCATTGACAACAACACATCACCACGTTCAAGTTTGGGTATGTCTACATCAAATCGTTTGGCTACTGTTCTAGTAGCATCTAACAACAAACTATTGTCTATTTCATGCGACATTGCAGAAGCAAACGCTCTTTTCGCTTCATTCAGGTTACTTGCACCATAGGCAGCCTTGTGCAATCTTCTACTTTGGTCAGCAGCTTTTAAACCCTTTAATGTTCCTGCTGCTATGTCAAACGAGGGGTCCAATATATCAAAGACAAAATAAGCACCTACTGTACCATATTTAGTAAGACCTTCCATTTGCAGTTGTTCTGCCAAAGCTTGTCCTTCACCAACAAAACCTTTATCTCTAGCTATATTGTCAGCAATAGCACCTATCAATCCATATCCTTGATATGCTGCTGGGCGTTCTTTTTCTCTTAGTCTTGTTGTTGCTAATGGGTCAAAGTATGAAACACCTTCTTCTAACTCTGGTATAATACCAGCTGCTTCTAACCCTTCAGCTAAAATACCTGCACCTGCCGAACCGTACTGTTCTAATGATGGAGTTGCTACGGCTGCAAATGCATTAAATGGTGACATAGCAGCTCGTATTACCCATCCAGTCGATGTTTCTGTTATACCACCCGTTGGAATCGTATCACCTAAAATACCCTCTTTAGTGTACGTTTCAAGGTTGCCTAAAACCTGTTGACGCTTTTCTAAATCTGTTCGCCAATCTGGGTCACCTAATTCCTTATAAGCTCTTGCCCTTGCTACTGCTTCTCTAGCACTTTTATTTTCTGTTATGTTTATTGATGTACCAGTTTCATAATCTCCTGATTTTATTTTCTCTAGAATCTGTGTGTCTTTCTCTGGAGAATATATTACACCACCAGTAGGATGATCTTCTAAATATCGTTGCACTTCATCTGGTACATATTCATAAATGCCGGGCCCTAATTTAAAAACATTACTCGAAAAAACGGTTCTTTTACGGTAGATTTCTGCTTGTTGTTGAGCAGCGTATGGATTTGTAGAGTCAAATTCTACTTGAGCTGGTGGTCTTTGTAACTCAATAATTTGTTTATTTATTTCTGGTGTGTATTTAAGTTGTTGTTGCTTTTTCATTAAGGCGTATTGTCGAGGACTATAATTAGGCAAATCCTCACCAGCAGTCTTTTTCTTTTCAAACGCTTGACCAAGTAATTCTAATTCAGATGCATCTTCTATTTCTTTTGTTTGAATCCTAGGGTCAACTTGAGCTTCCGATGTTGTAGGAACATCTTGCATACTGTTAATAGTTTGGACTACCTCGTCGTATATTTGCTCTTCAGATAACTGTGGGTTCTGTGCTTTTATGTCATCATACATAAAAGTTGCCGCTTGTACGTTTGCTTGTCGGTCTGCCTGTGGTAGCTGTTCATAGTATTTATCTAAGTCATTGATTAACTTAGATTTTATTGAAAATACTGTAGGCTGTTCAATGCTTGCTCTAGTTTGCCCAATAGTTTGTTGCGGAAACAATGAAGCAATTATAGGTTGAACTCCAGTGTAAGCAGTTTTAGATTCAAATGGTAATGCTGTTAATGATTGTTTACGTGTATCAAACGTACCAAAATGTTGACGCATCCCCTGACCCATCTCATTATACATACGGTCAAGTTCTGCTTGCTTTTCTTCAGGGCTTCTTACAGCACTTGTTTGATAAGCTAGCATTGCATTAGTAAGTTGCTCTTCATACTCCAATGACTTTGACATGAGGTCATACTGTGGGTCTGATAGCTTTACCCCAAACAATGTTTCAAATTCGTCTTTGGTAAACTTTCCCATACATCACCGCTTATCTTCTATAACTGCTAAATACATTAACTCTAACATATCCATTGCTTTGCGCTTTTGTGTTTTATCAAGAGCTGGACTAAGTTTAATTTGTTGTTGTGCATTTTTATACAATGCGTCTACTTCTTGTACTTTTGTTTCATCATTTACTGCAAACAACGATGCAACAAAGTTTTTTGTGTCTTTTGACAAACCACGTATATCGTCCCCTAGTTTAATATATAAACCTGGGTTGTTTTCTTGTAGTGATTTTACCCGTTTTAAATTACGCGCTTGCTTAGGGTCAATGCTTTTTACCATCGTATCAAGTATGCGTTTCTTAGCATTCTTAAACTCTTTACTTGAAACGCCAAATGCCGCTTTTGCTTGAGCTATTAAATGCATACCCATAGCTTGTTTGTCTTTCGGACTTTGATTTTTAATTTGTTCAAAGGATTGTGTGATTGGGTCTACTGGCATATCTGCCATAGATTCTCTAAAGGTAGACATTTTACCCAATCGTACTACACCCGTTTGAGTAGGCATAGGTGATTGTACTGGTGTTGGTGACAAAGAATCAGGAGTTACTTCTGGAAGCTGTTGATTCCTGCGCATTTCTTCTTCACGAGCCTGTCGTTCCATAAAGTCTTGCCGTAAAGCATCACCTATTTCATTTTGTGCTGGTTTTGGTTGTATTGGTGCTATTGTCTGCTCTTCTACAACTTCTTCCATCATTGGTTCTTCTGCTGGTGCAGAAGGCATTTGTGGTTGGTCCTGTGGTATTGTTAGCTCTTGACCTACACCTATTACATTTGGATTTGATATACCACTTGCTGCTGCAATGTCTTTATAACGACCAGCATCACCATAATAGTCTTGTGATATAGAACCAAGTGTGTCACCTTTTTGTACTGTATATTTTTGCGCTGTAGGCATTTCAACAGGAGTATTTGTAACTTGACCTTTTGCAATTTCGCCTTCTATTGGGTCTACTTCTACTACTTCTTCCTCTGGCTCTATATCCAAAGCTTCCATTTCAGCACGCCTATTAAATAATCTGCGTCTAGGTCGTTTATCAGCATATCTTTCATCGTATATTTCACTAGCTCTATCCAAAACATTTACAGGGTCTACGTCTGCTTCTTCTGTTTCAAGGGCTTCTAGTTCTAGTTTTAAAGCTTTTTTTCTTGCAGCTAATTCATCTTGTGCTGCTGAATAGTCTACCCTGCTGACATACCCCTTGGGTTTTGAGCTACCATCTGTTCCATCTGTGCCCTCTGTACCCTCTGTACCCCCTGTAAATTCTATAGTCGGCAGTTCATTGGCTCTATACCACTCTAAATATTTATCATCATCTTGATATGTGCCTAGCAAAGCTATGTCTGCACGTAATTGCGTAATAGCTTTGTTGTTATCTTTTATTGTGTCTACATTAGTGTTGTATGATACTTCTTGAGTAGTAGCTGGGTCTGCTATAAACCCAAATAAATCATTCTGAGATTGTTTTTTTACTTTTCCTTCTACAATAGATCTTTCAAGATTCTTTAAACTGTTTTCTAAATCTTTATTACTTTTAGAAATCGTATCAATGCGGTCATTAAGTGTAGCTATCATTTGCCTTTTTGTAGGTATTTCTTGTTTTACACCACGGTAACCTCGTGTACCTCTACTACCTCTACTACCACTACTACCACCATCTTTTTCACGGTATTCTAATTCCCTTTTGCGCTCTTCTCCACGCAACTGTTGTCTGCGTAATTGGTCTGCGGCTTTTGTTATATCTCTTTGTTCTCTTAGAATCTGATCACGCATGCCTTCTATACGTTTTGCTCGTTCTTTGGCACTGATTTGTCCTGATTCGTATTCACGCATAGCTTGGTCATATGCTGACTTATACAGCATGTACTTTTGCTTAGTAACTAAATCTGCCCATGACTGACCGTTACTTGTTTTACGAGGGTCACGACCACTACCTGTAATAACGTATACGCCTTGTCCACCAACTTGTTGAATAGCCATTACTCACCCCCATAAATACCAGCTCGTGTACCAGTAACATCTGCTGCACTTATATTACCCATGGTCCCTGATTGTACTAATCTAGGATTTGCTTTATACATTTGGGTTGAAAAGTATTCGGCTATTTCAGAATCCGTCATACCCATATCTAACATCTCATCATATGTATATGCTTGAATAGGTCGAATCATAGACATTGCTTGACGAATAGAAACCTCATTTGGATCTGGAGCAAAAGCATTTCCAATCCCTTGACTTATACCTTGCCCAAATGATCTAGCTCCTTGTCCTAACCTTTGCATAAACATCATATCTACAGCTTTTTGTTGTTGTTCTGGAGACATTTGACTTATCATACGTTCCAATCCCATTTGTCCAACATATGCTTCTGTACCTGCTTGAATTGGTGCAGTTAAACCTTCAGCTCTGCGTCTTCTATATTCTGCTTGTGCGGCTTCTAAATCTTTTATTTCTTGTTCTTGTTGTTGTTGCCGCTGCAAATCCATATTCAGTATTTGTGATGCCAAATCCGCTTCTAAACGCTGCCTGCTTTCATCCTGCATCTGTTGACCTAGCAACGCCATCTGTGGCTGTGCTGTGGGCTGTGTAAGTCTTGCTCGCTCTGCTTCTGCGTATTGTTGTGCTTGTTGACGAGCACCACGCATTTGACCTTCGATTGCAGACCGCTGTTGCTCTGTCAAGCCAAGCGCACCCATCTCTTGTTTTCGCTGCATTTCACGAAGTCGTTTTTTCTGATCGCGCTCATACTTACTTGGAATAATGTCTGGTAACGCTCCAACAGCAGTTCCTGCACCTGCAAGCAATGACATAGTTAATGGATCCATAGTTCACCTACACATGAAATGTTTCGATTGTAAATGTTTGACAGTTTATGTTGCCTTTTTCAATTTTAGGATTGACCGCAATTGAAAACTTATACCTACCTGCACTTAATGTTAACATACGAGTCATCATTATGCTGCGGTGACCACGAGCAGCACCTGTGTCATTTGGTTGTATAGTTCCAGAACCTGTAAGAGTTGTGTCGTTTTCAAACACGTACATACTTGTTCCGACATAACGGTTAATCAAACCATCTTTTTCATACTGTAACAAAAACTGATTTTCATATCCGCTACCAGAAGGTGCTCTAGTAAAAGAACTATTAAGAAGACCAAACGCTTTGGCATAAAAGGTTATCATTACCTTTGTATTTGCCTTAGTTATAACTACTTCAGCACCAGTGTTGCTTAGTGGTTGATAGTCTTGGACAGTAGTAGAGACTTGATTGTTGCTCTTAGTGGTCGAGGTGAACCATGCATATTCTTGTGGTAATCGTATTTTTGATACACCCTGAATAGTTTTAGAAACAAAGTCACCAGTTTGTACAGCAGTAATAAAACGAGGGGAAGCAATACTTTCTCCAACAATGGTATCCACAGATACGTCAGAAGCAGTGATTTCTTGGTTAACATATTCCCTCAGTGCATCTTCATTTGATGCGTGATTAGTAGCCGATAAAACTGCACCGTCTACGTATGTAAATGGTTTTGTAAATGCCATCAGTTCTCCACTACTATTGCTTGTATATGATTGTGTCGAATGTTTAATGTGTTTCCAGTGTTACCAACACATGCTTGTAACTCGATTGAATCTATAACATTCCCCGGTGCTAATGTATAAAGACCGCTAAATGAAAACGAACGAAACTGTATCCATTGATTAAAATATAGTGTATTGGTAGTTAAAGCAGCCTTCTTAGTAAAACTGTAAGTGCAGTTAGCCAAGTCTACAGTAGATGGAGTTCCACTACCATTTATTCGCATAAACAACCGAAATGCATATGTGTTGTAGGGGATTTGACCCGATGTGCCATTGCCGTCATTAACACCACCAGTCATAGACAACCCACCAACCAACCCACTTGCGTGAACTCTAATCACCACATGACCATGTGAACTGTAGTTTGGCAATACTTTGCTTGGGGTACCTGCTACATTTTCTATAGTGGTAAATGTAGTGCTTGTTGTAGACCAATCAGCTATACCATCATAATCAAATGTATACAAACTAGTTAAACTATTGGCATCACTAAAATGCTGTTTCTGTGCCCACTCAGTATCCAAGTTAACATCTTGCACACTATCACCAGCAACACTATTATAAACTGCATTTAGCTCTGCTGCTGTTGGTGCTTGCCCACCTTCAAAGTATTGATTTGTAATTTTACTCATACCTACCTCTTGGTATTGCAAGTCCAAATGCTTGCCCCATATATTTCCATATGTGATTTGGGAGTAGTCGATACACCATGTTTATCAATGGGATTTGTATTTATAGTCTGCCATCTAAGTTCTAAGCGAACTGGTTGGTCACCTACAAAAATTTTGTATGGTACTGACAAGTTTTCAAGTCTTGGATACACACGACCAGTTTCAGCTATTAAAACATCGTTGCAAAATAATCCCCATCGACTCCACCAATTGTTATCAAATACAACTACCTGTGGCGTTGGACTTGAATTGTCTTGAAGTCTGTCTACACCATGACGAAAGTCTATGTCAAAACAACCCGATAACGTACCGCTCTTCGCTTCAAACTCTAAAACCAAATCATTAAAAGCTGCATCAATGTCGGCAATGTTGTTCCAGCCACTAGACCAACTGTTATTGTTTAAGTCAAACACAACCAGTGGAAAGTGTACATTAAGACTTCCTTCATAAGTATTCCATCGGCGAACAAAATGATAGTCTTGGGTTTGTCCAGTATGTTTAAATGCATAAACATTTGCAGTGCTTTGTGATGTAAGAGTTGATGGTGCTAATTTTAGTTTGTCTATTGTTTTAATTGGAAAGTTTTGCCCGTCCAATTTTCCGTTGTATTCACCAACAACTTTTCGTGTATTGTCATTAATGTTTTCTGGTTTAACCTGATCAAGGTCTTTTTGTCCTACTTGTGTAAATACTTTCATCGTGACACCTTTGTAGATTGATTTAATGCTGGCATAGCAACTGAATCTGACAAAATGTTAAATGACAACAAATGCCACTGCTGAGAGTTAATGGTTCGCACACCAAACTTAAATTGGTCACACAGTTCCGTATTTACATCGTACCGTAATGTAATTAGTCTACCTTCTGCAATCTTACTAGAGTTTACTGTAAACGGCACTTTTGTTACAGACAGGTCAGCTGGACCAAACACTGCATCTTCTTTAATAGTGTACACCGTTTCACTTTTTGCCTGTTTCTGGGTAGATGTTGTGCTTTCTGTATACGAATAATCGATGCCATAAAAGAAATCGAACCCATTATCTCCATATGACATAATGCGTAGTTCAACACTATAGTATCGCACCTTGACACTGTTTTCATTTGAGTTGTACCAAGCACTTTCCCATTGATGTCCGTTGTGCGCTGTGTCTGCAATCGTAAACGTTACATTGTCACCGTATGCACTTATTTGACACTTTTGACCCCAGTTAACACTTGAACTCATAATCTGAAGAGGTCCAAACTTGTTTGTGGTCGCATTTAATGCAGGCGTCCAATTTGGGTCATTTCCTAACAAAAAGTACCCATTAACAGTTGTAGTCATTGCTGACCAATAACTATTTGTTGGGGTTTCTAAATCAGTGCGAATAGACCACATGGGTTGCTGAGGGGTCAAATGTAAAACAAAACCAAAATCTGGTGTAGTTGAATCGTCTGTTGGTAGATGCATCCATACTTCTTTTTCTCGAAAAGAGTAAGCAGCAATAGCCTTGTGCATCATTGAACGATTAACTCTGCGCAACAATTTATCAATAGGCTTGCTAATCTTTTGCATGCTTATTGATGCTCCGCCATTTAGACCGCCTGAAAGCATCCACACGCCCTGTTCATTAATAAAGACAACACCTAACTGTGGTATAACTACAACTGCTTTACTAGCCACTGTCCCCAAGGTATTAGTAATAGTACTAATGTTGTAACTGTCAGTATCAAAGCTTATTATATTTATAGCGTCTTCACGAAATACAATTAAATTATTATAAAAGGCTACTAATTGGGTAATGTCTCCACCTGTTTGGTTACCCAAATCAAAGTATGCCAACGCTCCAAACTGCTCAAATATACCCTTATTAGAATAAATAATACGACTTCCTGCTGCCAACCAAAGTCGATTGTCCCATACTTCACCAAACTTCCAACCTGTAGTAATAGTTGTGCTTGCTGTAAACGATGGTGCTTGATCTACCAAAAATTTGTCAGGCAATGTATCTATAAAAAATCTACTAGAGTTTTCATTTATCTGAGTTACAAAATAGTATAGTTCACCATTATTGTTTATTTCTTTGGTACGATATATACGTCTAGCAACTATACCCTGTTGACCTATTGGCAAGTCAAGTGCCACGCCATATCTATATGCTGGATCACCATCATCAATTGACCATGTAACACTTTGGGTAGCTGATAATGGTGTCTCAGCACCCAAATCTGACACCATACTCATTTTGTAATTATATGTGTACGTATTTTCTACTACATTGCCATCTGAATTAAATTCTAAATATCCCAATCCATATTGAGTCTTTTTATTAAACCAAACAGCAGCACCACCAGTTAACGCTTTGCCATCTGCATATTGAGTATCTACATCCAATGGATTTGCAGATGCTGTTTGTAGCGTAAAACCAAAATCTCGATACACTTGATCACCACTAAACAGTATGGCTCTGTCACGACCATTAATAATCAACAAGTGCTGACCAAGATTAACAAACTGACTACCGACATCTCCTAGTTTGGGTATGTATCGGTCACTGTCAATCGTTACCAAGTCATTCTCATAGAAAGTACCTGAATACGTTGCGCCCTGTCCTTTGTTACCAATAGCATAGTACAGTTGCCCTGACTGCTCAATAAAGGTGTAAATGTCATTGGTGCCTTGTCTCTTCCACTGATAAACGGCATCAACTTTGTCAGTAAAGTACTTTGTAACAATGGCACTGGTAACAGTCCAAGATGCAGGCGCATGCCACCATGACTCAAACCCAACATCTGCCTTCCAACCGCCTTCAGATACGTATCTACAGTTGTTTACAGTGTTAGCGTCTCCAATGTTAGGCATCAATACTTGACTAATACCTCCACATGGAACAAAACGTTTGAACCGTTGTGGCTTCATGAAAGTCTCCTAAGTGTTGTACCATCGTATGTAGGTCTGCCGTATGCCATATGGAACCGTCCACGCACAATACGCTGATCAATCTTATCAACATATCGTTTAGCTAACCCATTGATTTCTTTCATGTATTTTCTTTCGTAAGTAGTTGCCAACCCTTGTTGACCCAACTTTAAGTATATGTCTTCCAATGCTTTGTAAACAATAAGTTGATGAAACTCGTATGGCATTTGTGGTACATCGGTAGACAATAACAAGTCCTTTGGCTTTACCATAAACCGCATTACCATTTCGCGTACATAATCGTGGTACACTTCAATTTTATCACCAGCTTTCTTTTGCGGTACTTCAAAATCATAGCCTACTGGACGTGGGTACGGTCTTATTTGTTGATGGTTGCCATCAATCTCAATGTAGCGTGGGGAACCATTATCTAACTGGTTTAACTTAACTATATTAACAAACGAGTTAATGTCTGTAACTACAATAGGTTGTAGGTAATCAGGGTCATTACGTGTACCAGATGTTGTACTCGTACCATTGACTACATACAACCAACATGGCAACCCTTTGCGCTCACCTGTGTTCTGATCAAAGTTTTTATTCCAACATACAACCTTACGATACCCTTCCCATTGTGTT